ATCATAAAGATGGGAATAAATTAAATAATAATGTTGACAATTTAGAGTGGTGTACACCTTCACAAAACACAAAACACGCTATAAAAAAAGGATTAAGAAAACCGTTAAAAGGGGAAAATCATTATAAGTCAAAATTAAATCACCAAAGTGTTTATGAAATAAAACAGAAAATAAAAAAGGGGTTTAATTGTGTTGAGTTAGGTGATATTTATGGTGTTAGTAGGAAAACAATATCTGATATAAAAAACAATAAAACTTGGAAACACGTAACCCATACATTTCCATATAAGTGGACTATTGAAAGGGCTAATTTTACAAAAGATAAAGGCACAGTATTTAGTTGTTTTGCTTGTGGGGGAGGAAGTTCGTGGGGGTACAAGCTTGCAGGGTTTGATGTAATTGGTATGAATGAAATTGACCAAAAAATGGCAGATAACTACATACTTAATCATAAACCAAAATTTCCTTTTGTTGAACCAATACAAACATTTAAGGATAGGGATGATTTACCTGATGAACTTTACAACCTTGATATTCTTGACGGTTCACCGCCTTGCAGTAGTTTTTCAATGTCTGGTAACCGTGAAAAGGATTGGGGAAAAGAAAAGAAGTTCCGGGAGGGGCAAGCGGAACAGGTCCTTGATACATTGTTTTTTGACTTCATTGAACTTGCAGGCAAATTGAAACCTAAATGTGTTATAAGTGAAAACGTAATGGGTATCACTTTTGGATCTGCAAAAGAATATGTTGGAAAAATAGGTGATGCATTTGACAAAGCAGGTTATCATGTTAAAATGTGGGCGCTTGATGGTTCAAAAATGGGAGTGCCGCAAAGGCGTGAACGTGTTTTCTTTATTGCAATAAGAAAAGATTTATGTACGGATCCATCAACCTGGACTGATATGTTTAACCCTATGCCTAAACTTGATTTAGTTTTTAATGAAAAACCGGTACCTTTTAAAGATATTGACCAAGGTCCTGACGAAATACGTAAACCAATAACAGGTGATTACGCAAAACGTATATTTAGTGAAAGTGACAATAAACATGGTCGCGCAATGTCATCAACATCAGACAACACAATTGGTCACTATTACAGAACTCAACCTGAAAGGGTTTTGCCAACTATAAAAGCAACACAGCGCCATTTTTATCATAGCAATGAACAATGGTTAAGTGACAATGAAATATTACTTGCATCATCATATCCATTAGATTATCAAGCATTGGCAGACGTTAATTATTTGTGTGGTATGTCTGTACCCCCGGTGATGGTGGCACAAATAGCATTAAGAGTTTATAATCAAATATTAATTAATTTTTAGGGAATGAAAAAAGATTTTAGTTTAGTGAATTTACACATGACTGACAAAGCCGTTGAATTAAAGTGGACGGCAACAGTTGAGGGTAATGATGGTAAAATGGAAAAGGCAACTTTTACCAAAACATCAGCGGTGATGCCTCACCCTGATTTTGTAAAGGTTAAAAATTCATTTAAAGAATACTTATTGCGTGCGCATGGTCATTATAAAGTTTATGAAATGGCAGATAAGTATTTGAAAGGACAACAACGTTAAAAGGTTACTGATGAATTTCTTGAGTTGCTTAACAGCGTAGAAGTAACTTCTATTTCTGTAAGTGGTGAAGGTGGTTTGCGTGGTGTTGTTATTAGTGGTAAGATCCAAACATGGAATAAATCTAAAACACCACTACACACGCCAAGAATTGTTTTTGAATCAACAAAAATTGGTATTGAAATCGATGTACAAGGTCAGGTTGAATTGGCTGATGAAGAAGCCTACAAGTATTTATTTGATAATAAGAAAATGAATAAAGACTTGTTTGACCCGGTTGATGATGATACAAAAGAACCAGTAAAAGAAGAGGCCTAATTATTAACAAGGGGGTGCAAGGTTGAAAAATGGGCAACGCTTGTGGGGTAATCAACTCAACCCCCTTTTTTTTATTTGATATGAATAGTGATAAAATTATTTTGGATTTATGTGGTGGCACAGGTGCGTGGTCTCAACCTTATAAAGATGCAGGTTACGATGTTAGGATAATAACATTACCAGACAATGACATTTATTTTTATGATGATTATTGGAATTTTATTGACAAAGTTCATGGTATATTGGCCGCCCCAACTTGTACACACTTTAGTTTGGCTAGAACAACAGCAAAAACACCAAGGAATCTTGCAGGTGCATATCGATTGGTTAAACGTTGTTTGCAAATAGTAGAAGATTGCAGGGTACACGGTAACTTGAAGTTTTGGGCACTTGAAAACCCACTTGGTTATTTAAGGCAATTATTAGGTAAACCGCCATTGACTTTCAACCCTTGTGATTATGCAGGTTATTTGAAAGATCCATCAAGTGAAGGTTATACCAAAAAAACTGATTTGTGGGGTTATTATAATATGCCTAAAATGAAACCTGTTGAACTTACTGAACAGCAAGCAAGGGATTGTTCGGTTAACTCAAGGGTGTTGCCTAAAATACCAGAAGGATATAAAATGCCCCCTGATATTAGACCGCAAGCCGTAAGAAGAAGTATAACCGCAAAAGGGTTTTCAACTGCATTTTATCGGGCAAACAAGTAATTTTTGACGTTAAAGTGTAAAGTTTGTGTATTTCATAGATTAAATGTAAATATACAGATACAAGTAAATATTTATTTGTATGTTTGTCATGAACAAATAATCATTTATAATTTACATATCATGAAAACAATTAAAGACTTCATTCATTTAGAGAATTTCAGACACTTAAACACATTCGGTAAAATCATGAACATTGCAGGTTTAATTGTAGCAATAAGTCTTATGGCTTGCTCATTAACTTTGATGTATGTTCTTATGTTTTTAAAATAATGTTTAATATAAAAACTGAATTATGGAATTACACGATTTTAACAACTTATTGCATAAGGTAAAAAACGAAGGTGATATGCTTGAGTTTACTAATGGTGATGATGTTGCGTCTGTTCACTTTATTAAACCTAGTGGGCGTTTCTTATTTATGTTTAACGCAAAAGGAATGTTTAGCTTTAAAAGTTTAAGACATTTTAGAAATAAATTAATGGATTGGGTAGATAACAAAAACTTACAATTGACTGATGAAAATTTGGATTAAAAAAGGTAGTTTTTTTATGAAGTTTAAACAACACGATTTTACGTTTGTGAAAATAGGTTTTTTGTGGTTTAGGTTTAAGCAAAAAGATAAAAATTGGTTTCGATATAAACGTATTTCTGTCTAATTAAAAAAACAAAAATGATTAGGTATTTTATACCTCATAGTAAGTATGAGGAAAGAAGGTTGAAATTGGTTTGGGTAAAAACTGGATCAACTAGAGAAAAAGACATTGTTGCATCTAAAACAATAGTCAGGGGAAATATTACGCACTTAAATAGGTTGGTTAATGGTCAGGTTTGTGAAAGTGAGCGTAATTATAATAAATTGCAGGAATTAATTAATTTTTATACCAAAAACGATTGAAATGGGTAAAACAAACAAAGTCATACTTGTGGGTAACATGGGGGATGATATTAAATTACATCACTTTGAAGGTGGTGGGATGATAGGCCGTGTTGGTTTAGCAACAACAGAAAAGTACAAAAAAAAGAATAGTGATGAGGTTGTTGAAGATACTGAGTGGCATAACTTAGTTTTCTATAATAAAAGTGCTGAGTTGATTGATAAGTATTGTCAAAAAGGTTCAAAGCTTTATATTGAGGGGCGTATCAAATACCGTCAATGGGATGGTGAAGATGGTCAAAAGAAATATGCAACTGAAATAAAAGTTGGTTCATTTGAGTTTCTTGATTCAAAAGGTTCATCAAATAGGGCACCGGTACCACCAAATGATGTTTCCGCAGTAGATGCGTATAATAATAAACAAGGTGGTGCAAATACCGCAACAACTCAAAACAATCAAATACCTCCAACACCTCCACCAAGTTAGGATGATGATTTACCGTTTTAATTGAACAAACAAAGCAAGTATTATGTATTTAAGAATATCAAATAAGGGGGAGGTTGACCCTTTAGCCTTCACTTTAGTTGGGGCATCAACCAAAAGAAATGATGAAAATAAAATTGGTATGTTTGGATCCGGGAATAAATATGCAATTGCACATTTGTTTCGTAACAATTATGACTTCCATGTTTTTTCCGGGGATAAACAAATTACCTTTGAACTTAAACCAGTAACACTTCACGATGAAACTTTTAATGTTGTTGTTGTAGATGGTAAAGAAACCAGTATTACAACCAACATGGGTACACATTGGACCTTATGGCAGGCAATACGTGAATTGTATTCAAATGCAGTTGATGAAGGTTTGATTGATTTTGATGTTGTTGAACATATTAGTTTTGAGGAATCAAATGCAGGTTGTACAGTAGTTTTTATTGAACTTAAACCAGATCTGCAGGACATTTGGGAAAACATTGGTGATTACTTTGCCATAAATAAAGAATTAGTTTTTGAATGTTCTATTGGTAGGATCTACAAAAAACATAGTCCATCAACTTGTGTGTATAGAAAAGGTATCAGGTGTTTTGATACTACTAAGCCATCAATATTTGATTATGATTTTAATGATATTGCAATAAGTGAAACACGTATCATTCGTTTTTCATGGGATCTTCCACAAGAAATATGGAAATTGCTTTATAAGTGTGACAATGAATACGTTGTTAGAAAGGTTTTAAACTCAATTGAAACTACTGGTTTACTTGAAAGGGGTATTGATGATAGTATGGTATCAACTTATTCTGATGATATGTCAGATACTTGGAAACGTTGCTTGAAGGAATCAAATATTGTACCAAGTGGAATGGGTGGTTATGTTAAAGATTCTGAAAAGTCATCAACTAAGATATTGCCAAAAAGACTTTATACTGATTTGGTCAGTAAATTTGGTGAGGAATTAAAACCAAAATCATTCAGGGCCACAAGAAATGGGGTAAGTTATAGGGTTGCATCGCCCACCCCATTAATGTTGCAGATTATAAAAGATGTTCAGGCATTTTTCAAAGAATGTAAGTTTGAAATTGAATACCCGGTTGACGTTGTTGATTTCATGAATAAAAATATACATGGTGGTATTGCAGATGAAACTATACTGATTGATATAAATGCATTTGATAAGGGTGCAGTATGGATTGCCAACATAATGATTGAGGAGTTTATCCACATAAAATATGGTGCACCTGATGAATCACGTCAATTTCAAGACGAATCAATTAGGCTTTTTTTGAGATATATGCAGGAACATAACGCATATAAATTATGATAAGTACAAGAACTTATTTAGGGGGTTTCATTGAAATTAAGTGTGATGAATTAGATACAACGTTATACAGTAAATCACAGGCTAAAGATTTTAAAAACGAACTATTGGGAGTTATAGAGGATTTGGATTATTTTATTGAAAAGGCGGATGATGAATAAAAAACCTATAAGTTGGATTGATGAGGATGACAGAACTTTTACACCAAAATCACTTTGTGATAGTTGGATAAATTACAAAGAGTTGTTTTTGATGATGTACGGTAAGCATATTTTTGAACACTATCAAGATGACATTGAATCATTTAAAATACTTAAATACGAAATTTTATATATGTAATTATGGTTTATATGAATCTTGATTGTTTGCCTGAACTTGTTAAATTTGAAGACAATCATTTTGATATTGGTGTTGTTGATGTGAATTATGGTATTGGTGAAAGTTCAAAAAACCATAATTCACGTAATACTCCAGCTAAACAAGTTAACGGTAATAAGCTTAATATTAAAAACAAAAATTATCACATTAAAAATTGGGATAAAAAAAGGCCTACAAAAGAATATTTCAATGAGTTATTTAGGGTTTGTAAATATGTGATTATTTGGGGGGGTAACTATTTAACTGATTTGTTCCCTGAATTTTCTTCAGGGCGTATTGTTTGGGATAAGTGTAATGGTGACAATGATTTTTCTGATTGTGAAATAGCGTGGACTAACTTGTTTGATAGTACACGGTTGTTTAGATATATGTGGGCCGGAATGATGCAAGGAAAATCTATTTTGGAGGGTCATATAATGCAGGGGAATAAAAAATTAAACGAATTAAGAATACATCAAACGCAAAAACCTGTAAAATTATATTTATGGATAGCGCAAAAATTTTTTAAAAAAGGGTGGGTTATTCTTGATACTCACGTAGGTAGTGCAAGTAGTTTAATTGCTTATGAAATGTTAGGTTTTGATTATGTTGGTTATGAAAAAGATGTTGACCATTTTAATGATAGTTCAAAAAGAATTAGTGATTTTAGGAAGCAATTAAAATTAAAATTTTATTAAATGGAAGAAAAACACAAAAACAGTTTATTCAATTTCTTTATGAGGGAACACGACCTGCCATTGACAGGTGAAGAAATTGAGGAAATAATCAAAAAGGTTGATGGTTATGATGACCTACAAATTGTAAAACACGTCAAAGTTCGATTAAGTTGGTACCGGGCAATCAACGCTGTTATAATGCTTATTTTGGTACTTCCAATTCATTTGTTTGTTGAAAACAAAAGTTTTTGGTTGTTATTAGCGTGTTATGTGTGGGTTTTGTACAACGTAATGCACGTTTTAATTGAATGGGTAGTTGAGTACCGTAAACGTATAAAAAAGAAGATATGAAGGTTTTAAGCGCTGATGACATCAAAAAAGATGTTGAAAAGGTAATTAAGGAATCGGGTGTTAAGTATTCTGATGAAGATATTTTGCTCATAATTGGTTGTTGTGAAAAATTCAAAGGTGCAGGGTATTCATTTACCCATGTCCAGGTGGCTGAATTTTTAGTGAGTAAAAAGAATCTTGAAATGATTGAGGAAATTGGTATTACTAAAACCATTTATGCAATGTCAAGAATGAAACTTGGTACTATCAAAAGAAAGAAAACACCGGGGCGTAATGACCCATGTGAGTGTGGTAAAAAAAAATATAAAAAGTGTAATCCAAATAATTGTTTAAAATAAAAAATATGAATACAGATCAATTAAAAAGGGCAAATGAAATATCTGATTATGTTAAGTCATTATCAGACATGAAAAAAACAATTATTGGTGCAATAGATTATGCTGCACCAAGCAAAGATGAAGGTGTTACGATTAGAGTTCCTTTAAAAGTTAGTTATGTGCCTATTGTCCTGCCTAGACAGGATTATATTAATGGAATGAAATTGGTGTTAATGAAGTATGAAAAAGAAATTTCAGATTTAGAAAATGAATTTAATGAATTATAAATATTAAAATAATGAGCGAAGAAGAATTAGAAAAAAAGGCTTATGAGGTTGCCCAGTCATTATGGGGAATTAAAGGGGTTTCACAAAGAAAATTTTTAAGTATGGTTGATAACCTTCTTGAAAGCAGGTGGAATGAACAGATGGAAGAAAATCAACGCACACTTGATTGTTCTAAAAATGAACTAAAAGGGTTTAAAGACATGATTAAAGTTAAAGAGATTTCAGTAATTGACCCAAAAGAAGTACCTGAAAAAATGTTTGATGAATAAAAACATTGTTGTGTGACATTGTAGTTAATGGTTAATATTTGCATGACAGTTAGAGCCCTCAGAAATGGGGGTTCTTTTTTTTGTATAAATTTGTGTATGGAAAATAATGAACCAAATGCAGGAACTATTGCAGCAATAGAAGAAGCGAGAAGCGGAAAAAATTTGGAAACAATAGAAAATTTAGATGATTTTTTAAATGAATTATAGTTATGAGAAAAAAGAAGAGAACCAATAGTACAGCAAGGGTTTACAAAAGAAAGAATGCAAGGGTAAAGAAAGCATTAAATTTTTCAACCTCTAAAAACAAATCAAAATTAACATAACCTAACACAATAAGTATGGGAAGCAAACCACAGTTAAAAGGGAAAGACTTGGTTGTTAAAACAAAAAGATATTCTAAGTCGAATAAATTACCTATTAATGCACATGGGGCAAGGGCTCGAAATGCAAAAAGAAATCCTAATGGATATATTTATTGTATCGAATTAAAAGAGTTAGGTTACTACAAAATAGGTGTAAGCGTGAGGCTTGAAAGAAGGTTTATTGATATCGCCAGTTCATCACCATTTAAACTGAAATTACTTTTTTCTTATTCTTTTGAACATAGACATATAAGAAAAGAGTGGTTTAAATTAAATGAAAAAGAAGTTGAGTTAATGAGAAGTGATTTAAAAAAATGGTCTGATACAGGGCTGGTATTAACTAGAAAAAAATAACCTTATGGGAGCAAAAGGAAGGATTGATTATTCACCAGATCAAATAGTTGTTTTTAAGGAAACAATCATTGAGGGTATTTATAAAGGGGTATCACTAATGAGGTTATTAAAAAAAAATGATAATCTACCAAGTAGAAAAACAGTTTTCACATGGTTAAACCCAAGACATAAAGACTATGATAAAGATTTCGGTAACAATTACGCAACTGCAAAAGAGTTTAGTGCAGATGTAGATGCAGAAAAGGCTGAGGATATTTATAGACTTGTTAAAAAAGGTAAAATTGAACCATCACAGGGGCAAGTAATGTTAAGGGCGATAACATGGACGGCAGGTGTTAAAAGGCCTAAAAAATATGGCGCCATTAAAGTTCAGCATGGGGTTGATGATGATGTTAAAGATGTTATACAAATATTACTCCCTCATAATGGTAGGGGTGAAGATAACAAAGAGGAATAATTATGGATGAGAAAACAAGACTAAGAAGAAAGTATTGGACGGGCATTGCAATAATAACCTTTGTAATATGGTACTTTATAGTTAAATGGTTGATTAACGTTTTGTTTTAAATGAGGGAAATAAGGCCACAAGAAGGTTATCAACACATGGCTTTATCAAGTCCTGCCGATATTGTTATTGGTGGTGGGTCTGCTGGTGTTGGTAAAACATGGACCTTGTTAATGGATCCATTACGTGATGTACACAGACCAAAATTTGATGCGGTTATATTCAGGCGTACAAGTGTAATGATTAGATCCTCAGGTGGTTTGTGGGATGCATCAAATGATTTGTACCAAAACATACCAAGCGCCAAGCCAACTGAATCACGACTTAAATGGTCATTTCCTAGTGGTGCAACGTTGAGGTTTTCACACCTTGAGTATGAAAAAAACAAGTATGACCATCAGGGTTCTGAAATTGCCATGATTGGATTTGATGAGTTAACCCACTTTTCACGTACAATGTTTTTTTATATGTTATCACGTAACAGGTCAACGTGTGGGTGTAAGCCTTATGTACGTGCAACCTGCAATCCAGATCCAGATTCATGGGTACGTACTTTGATTGATTGGTGGATTGGTGAAGATGGTTTCCCTATTGAAGAAAGAAGGGGTGTTGTTCGTCACTTCATGGTTCACGAAGACAATTATATTTGGGGTGATACTGCACAAGATGTAATTGATAAAGCAAGTCATATAATCCAACCAATGCTTGATAAGGATAAATCAGGGGCATTGACTGCTGAAAGTTTCGTTAAGTCTTTAACGTTCATAGGTGGTTCGATATATGACAATGTTGAGTTGTTAAAAAAGGATCCCGGGTATTTAGGAAACCTGAATGCACAATCAGCCGATGAAAAAGCACGATTACTTGATGGTAATTGGAACATCAAGATTAGTAAAGATGATATTTACAAGTACACCGCATTCAGAAATATCTTTACAAACCACTATGTAAAAGAAACATCGTTAAATGCTACACGTGTAATCACAACGGATATTGCAATGAAGGGATCCGACAAATTTGTGATTTTCGTATGGCAGGGTAAGATGTTGATTGATTTCAAAGTAATGTCAAAATCAAATGGTAAAGAGGTTATTGACAGTATTAATGAAATGGCATACAAACATGAGGTGATGCAGTCAAATATCATATTTGATAATGATGGGGTTGGTGCATTTATCGATGGGTATATTGAGGATGCACGTGAGTTTAAAAATGGTGGTAGGCCGATTGATGGGGAAAACTACAAGAATTTAAAATCACAATGTTACATCAAATCTGGTGATGCAGTTACTAAGGGTGAATACTACATACCACCAGAAGTTGCAAACAGGCCCTATGATGATAACCGTACATTGAAAGAACAATTAATGTATGAGCGTAAAGCAATCAAGCGTGACAAACCTGATTATGATGGTAAACTTGCAACAATACCAAAACATGAAATGATGGTTTTCCTTGATGGTAAGTCACCAGATTTAATGGATGCATTCATGATGCACCAATTACATGAGTTGGATGGTGAAGGTCCTGAGGTTGATTATAGTTATTAATTTGTACATTTGTATTCACAAAGGACATTCCGCATCCCCTTTGAAAACCTTATGACTTTATTGTTGTGAGGTTTTTTTATTATATTAGCCATGCTAAAAAATTATTAATCCTAGAAAAACGGTAACTTGATTTCATACTTAAATTACCTTTTAAACCTATCATGTAAAAGTGATAGGTTTTTTTTATTACATTTGTTAAGCCTTAATTTTTTGACATTATTATATTTTTGAGCCAATCAGATAAGTAAATATTTATTTGATTGGCTTTTTTTTGTATATTTGAATTGAACAAACAAATACAAATTCGATGGAATCAGTTATCACAATGTTGGTCATGGCACTTTACATGACAGTAATATACAAGGCAACTAAGAAAAAAGAATCTGCATCAAAAGAATATCTTGATGAAGCCAAGCGTATGAAGTCACTTGGTGAACAGGCACTTGCACAGGCGGAAAAAATTCAGTCAATGAGATCTGAACAACAGAAACCTAAAGTTGCCCATGTTCATTTGGATGAATCAAACACCTCACCTGAAACACTTGAAGCATTAAGACAAATGGTTTTGAAGGCACAAGAACAATACAAGATTGAATGTGATTGCCCAAAATGCACAGAAGCAAGGGGGGAAGCCAAAACCACAGGTAACCAATATGAAATGGATCGGGAAATGGTTGTAAGGTTAACCCCTGAAATAACTAAAATGAATTATGATGAATTTGTTGATTGGTTAGATAAGGCACAAAATGGTTTCATACAAAGGGCAATACCAATATTCATGGAACTTGATATGAATGAACGCGCATTAATTATGCAGGGGTATTTGCAGTACAAGAAAGAAAACGAATGAGAAAACCATATAAGTATCATTTAAAGAAACCGGTACCAAATAGAACTAAACGAGACAGTCAAAACCGTAAACACTTAGACTGTACTTATGTCGTGAAATGTTTTTCCAAAGATTGCACTAAGGCAAATACTTGTATGCATAAGTTTAATGCAATGGAACACATGGATGAGTTAATAACTAGAATTAATAATAAAAAATCATAGTATGTCAGAAGTAATAATGATGGTTAATATAAACCATAAAGATGACCATTGTAAATATGGTGAGGATCTGGATAAATTTTTGGATGATGTTATTGAATTGAAAAACCACAAAGGAAGTATGAAGGAATATTTTGATTTGTGTAACGAAAAGAAAATGCACCCTGCATTGGGTAATTTAGATTTTAAATCAACTTATGATGACAATTCACCTACAAGGTATTATTTAGTTATTGATGGTGTTGCCCCTCCAGCAAGTGATGTTGTTGTTGGTAATCAAATATGGATGCACACATTAGTTTCACAATTAATATCATTACTTAGTGAATAGATAATTAGTTTTTTTGTGCATAAGATCTTGACGTACACAAAAAAACGATATATTTGTTAACGTAGAACGAAATGTTACAGGTTACAAAAATGCGACTAAACCCTTGATGAAAATTGAGGGTTTTTTTATGCGTTGATGTGAATTAATTATTTTTACATAAATTTGTCATATATCAAAAAGCTAAGGGAATGCTTTATTAAACTTCAATAATAATTTAAAACCTTAGTAATTATGGATTGTAATTGCCCAGCCGATACGGCTTTAACCACAATACCAAGTCAGGATTGTGAAGTAAACATGAACCAAATTCAAAGACTTGCATTCCGCAGACGTGGAAACGTTTTTGGAGCAAACGCAGTTGATGGTGCAGGTGCCGCAGCAGCAAACGACCCTTTAATTTTAGCAGATTGGCAGTCATTGATTGCTGCTGCAGATTCAACAAAAGTTGTTGTAACTCCACTATTAGCATCGAATCCAGTTATTACACCGGGTGATGCAATTACAAATGGTGGTGGTGATAACACAACGTTGAATGGTGTTGAAGAAGTTGAAGGTGTGAACCCGGCAGTATTTACCGCTGAGTTTAAAGGATTAGCACCTGATATTGAAAAAGCATTGAAAAAACTTATGTGTGAAAAGAACCTTGAAGTTTTCTTTTTATTAGAAGGTGGTAAGATTGCAGCAAAGGCAGATAATTCAGTTGACCCGGTTGTTGACTGGTCTGGATTTGGTGCTCAATCATTATTTATTTCTGATAGGGGTAACGCAGGTTTCGCCACAAGGGATATAGTTAATATCTCATTTAATATGCCAAATGGTTATTCTGAGGATCTTGCAATATTAGATCCTGCTTTTAATCCTTTATTTGACATTTAAGAATGGGGAATAAAAAAAACTCACCTAAAAATAAAAACCCTCAAGTAACATTGAGGGTGAAAGGTGAGTCTAAACGGGAAAGGGCTTTTGAATTTAGTCATGCCCTAAGAATTTTAAGACTTCCCAAAACTGAGTGGGAAATCAGTGATGCCAACTATATCTTTGAAAACAATGACATTAAGCGACAACCAAGCGATACAAGCAATAAAGGATCCGAAGAATAGGGAAAACCTCGATGCAGTTAAAAAATATGAATCAAAACTACGTGTGTACACGGAGGAACTTGACGAATATGAATTGCAACAGGAATCTTATTGGACCGAATACCAAGCAAACTTAAAAAGTATTGTTGACCGTAAGTACAAAAAGATTTGTTCTTACTTTAGGTATTCATTGCCTATCGTTCAGGTTACTGATAGTATCTTAAATGATTTTTACAAAGTATATGAAGGTAAAAACCGTTTTTTCAATGTAGAAGCCGAAAGGGATATAATGGCCTTGAAAGATTGGATTAACGATACAAACCTTGAAGGTTGGATTGAAAAAACCAGCCGTGAAGTATTTAAAAACAAACCTGCAACTATTATTGTTGTAGATCGTGACAAAGAGGGGAAACCCTATTTGGTTGAAGTTGACCTGAACAGGTTAATTGATGCAAGTATAATTGACAAAGAGGGTAATTGTGGTCATATTGTATTTGTGCATAGTGTAGGTGAGGAAGAAGATAAAAGGACTTTCAAATTGTTTTCCGTGTATGATGATGAGTTCTACCGGGTTTACAAAAAGTATGACAACGCTGATGAGTATGTTGAGGTTGTGAAAGCACCACACACAGTTGGTCATTGTCCTGCAAGATTATTTTTAAAAACACCTAGTAACAATAAAAACCCATTTAAAAGACGTGTTGCATTTGGTCAGTCATTAAGTAAATTACATGACTGGACTACGTTTGACGTATTCAGGAATTACGTTGACCATTATGCCCCTTTTCCAGTAACAGAGGCACCAGTAAAAAAGTGTAAGAATCCAAAATGTGTGGATGGAAAAGTTAAACACGATGAAGTCATTAACCAAGCAACAGGGGAAAAACGTGAGGTGTGGACTACTTGCCAAGTATGTGGGGGAAAGGATCCAAGTGCATTGATAGGTCCGGGAACTCATATTGGTATCAGATTGCAACAGGATAAAACCAAAGAAGATGGGTCAGGTAAATTTAAAATGCATTTTCCTGATATTGCAAACATGGGTTATATTCCTGAGAAACTTGAAAACCTTGAAACTGAAATCAGATTGAAAACCGTGGGGGTTAATGATCTGTTAGGTACTGAGGCAGTAAACAAAGAACAGGTGAAGGGTTCTTTTGCATCAATGGATAATGTATTGATGAGAACAAAAGAGGAACTTGATAATGTTTACACATGGATTACGTTGGTAGTTGGTAAATTGTTTTATCCCGGTACCTCAATTTTCGTGGAAGCGAATCACGGAACTGAATGGTATTTGATAACTGAGGAACAACTACAGGCACGATTTGATGCCGCAAAGAAATCAGGTTTACCAATTAATGAATTGATTTTAATTTACAAACAACTTATTGATACGAAGTACAAAGGCAACTCATCAAAAATAATGAGGGAAAAGATGTTATTGAGGTTGGACCCACTACCATTGACTAGCGATAAAGAGGCAGTTGAATTGTTCGGTAAAGGTGTTCTAAATTCCGTTGAACTATCACTAAAAATAAATTTTTATAAGTTTGTAACACAATTCGAGGATGAAAATACCACAATTACTGAGTTTGGTACTAACCTTGAAATGCGTGACCGTATTAAAATCATTTTAGAAACTTTAAATAAATACAACGATGAGTACATTAAAAGCAAACAATCACAAGAGGGCGACGGCGCAACTGGAAGCGGTGAAGGGGATAACGACTGATGTTATCAAAAGAGTTACCAAAGAAATTCCTGTTGCAAACTCAAAACTTTACAATGTTATTTTAATCAGAAAGATTAATGATGTTGTAAATGAAACCTATATTGTTAAGGCAAATGTTGTTACTTACAATGCAAGGGGTTTTGAAAAAGTAAAGAAAAATTATATGTACATGGGTTACAGTACAATGATTCTTTTACATGACCCATCATTGATGAAACAAGAACCTGTAAACTCTATTGCAAGACATAAGCAATTTGAAATTGAACGTAAAGCCGATGCAATTTTAAAAGACAAACAGGCCAAAGAAAGGGAAGATTTAATTGAGCAATTAAAAGCTGATGAGGTTAAAGAACAGGGGGGGGATTCTACACCACCAGCAACACCACCGGTAAACACAGAGGGTATTGGTGAACTTGAAGGAATTGACGTTGGTTTTAGTGTTCCTGATGCACCACTTGAAAAAGTGATTGAATTTTCAAAGGAAAATAAAATCAGTCTTAAAGGTGAAAAGGATGATGCGAAAATTAGACGTATTGTCATTGACTGGTTAATTGCCGAAAAAAAGAAATCTTAATTATTATTAAACCATAAACGAGAACGATGGAATTACAAGAAATTATTACAGCCCTAGATGGTAACGCAGATTTACTGACTGGATTAACAACTCATGTTTTAGGTACAGACAAGGGTAAAGAGGTTATTACTAATAAAGCAAACTCAATTTTCGACACAAGAATTAGTGACGAAATAAGTGGTGTACATACACAGTATGATGCTGATATGTTTGAAATACTTGGTGAAAAACCAAAGGCACTTGATGGTGGACTTAAACAAAAAACGTATGATAAGATTAAAGAATTGTATGTTGAGTTAAAGGATTTACGTGGTAAAAAGGATTCATTAAGTAAAGATGCTGAGGTTGTTAAATTACAACAACAGATTGAGGACCTGAAAAAGAATGGTGGTGGTGCTCATTGGGAACAAACTTTTAATACTGAAAAACAAAAGTGGATTGATGAAAGAACAAAGTTGGTTGAGCAACTTGAAGCAAGTCAAGGAAGTATTTTGGATTTCCACAAGCAGGTTGATGTTGAAGGTGGATTGAGAGGTTTGAAGTTTGACGAAAAAACACCTGAGGCAGCACGTAAGGCATTAGTAAATGCGGTTATGGCTGATATGTTGAAAAACAGTAAAAAGGAAGGTGACAAAATCATGTACCTAGATAAGGATGGTAATGTGATACAAAATTCGGAATATGCACCTGAAAGTGCATCAAATATATTAAAGGCACGTTTGAAAGATGTGTTGTTAAATGAAAATGCCGATAAGGGAGGGGGAGCCGACCCGGTAATTAAAGGATCTATTGAAATAACTCAAGTCGATGGGAATGACAAGAAAACGTTGAAACTTGCTGATGGTTCATTCAAAACTAAATCTGAGTTTTTACAAGTTGCGGAAGAGGCACTTTTAAAAAGCGGAATTACAAGAGAAATGAGCGATTGGGATAAATTAAAGAATGAGGCGTACAGTAGATACAATGTTAAAGAACTCCCCAGAGTTTAAATTTTAAATAATTAATTATGAGCTTAGCAGCAACTTTATTACAGGACATTCGCGCAGCGTACCCATCGAACTTGGACCGTGACCATTTACGTGTTACAAGACATGGTTTATTGACGGCGGTGTTAAACATGACCAATTCGGCTTCATCTATTTTATCAGGTGATTTAAAAGCGAAGGCGAAATTGTCGCAAGGTAGAAACCTTGATATACCGGTTATGAAAAAAGGCTTGGTTACTATTAAAAACGCACGTTCATGTGTTGTTCAATGTGGTCAAAACGAAACGGATTTGGTTCGTGTGGTTTGGAAAACTATGGTTGCCGATATTTGTATGGTACCGGGTCAGTACGAATTGAATGAAATTGGTTACCAAGATGATTTTGCAGAAAAAATAAAAAGAACCGTTGAAGCATTCAAAAGTGAAATGGAAACTGATATTGATTCATTTCTTGACACTAACAAAAACCAAGTTTACGCAAGTTCACTTGTTTCAGGTACAAACCCCAAATATGCTTTGGCTGGTGGTTTACAGGTTGCGGCAGCAGATCGTGAACTTTTCTTAAATGACATCGACCCAATTAACTTTGAAGATGACTTTTATGATGAAGATGTTTATATTGTTTCCAGTCCAACGTTTATGTCTGATGTACGTCACTACATAAACCAAGGTTCAGGGAATGATGAAAACCTTGCATACCAGTTCAATGGTAAAAACTTTACATTCTCTAACCGTGTGACGAACGTACAACACGCAACAGGTTATTTCATGCCAAATGGTTCAATTGGACTATTGACACGTATTGACGTTGATGCGCGTATGAAAGCGAAATCAACACGTGGTACTGAGTGGTTTGAAGATACACTACCAGATTTACCATTTTCTGTTGGTATTAAATATGATTCTGAATGTTCAGATCAATCAGCATTGGAAGCAAACGGACTTGAACACTTAACGGCAACGTTAATTGAGCATTGGCAAATATCTTATGATTTTGCAATTGTTGTTCCTTTTGCAGATGATTTGGCAACTGAATCTGTTGCAATTAGAAAATTCGAGTTGTTACCATAAGGGTAAAATTCAAATAATAATCAAAAGGCCTTATCTCAATCGTGAGGTAAGGCCTTTTTTAATTTACTACTATGTTTAAAAGTGATATAATTAAACTGGAATACGCAAACCTTATTGGTTGGCGACAACATCATGACATTGCAGAAATTGAACTAACACCTGGCATTCAAGTTTCAACATCAGGTGAGTTTTTCCAACAGAAGCATCCAGCATTGCGACTTGATTACATTCAGGCAACTTTGCCGGATAATCAGGACCTTGAACAATATTTGCTTGAAAAGGTAAGTGATGGTTCAGTTGAAATATTTAATGACTTGATACAGTACAGGCATTTAAAGGAGTACGGAAAAACATTGTTATCTAAAAAACAACTACTTAACAAGTACGGTTGGTTGAATGATAAGATTGTAAATGAAAATAGATTTGTTGGTTACCAGATTAGGTTGCACACCTCAACAGGCCTGCAGGCGGTTATCGATGAAATTGGTTTGCAGTTTTCCGCAGTTGAATCATTCAAGTTGTATTTGTTTCATTCGAGTAAACAGGATCCTATTGCAGAAATTGATGTTGTTACAACTGGCAATGGTCAATGGGATTGGTCGAGGGCATCAAATGAGTTGAATGCATTTGAACTTGAAAACCATAATGAGGGTGTTTATTTGTTAGGGTATTACCAAGATGATTTGGTTGGTAATGCAATCAACAATACAAATTTTGATTGGGATAAGGGTGTATGTGGTAGTTGTAACAATTCAAATTATACAACATGGCGTGCAATAACTGAACATTTTAATGTGTACCCATTTTACATTCCTCAAGGTGATTACACAAAAGGTCAGGTGCCTGATCTGAATAATGTGATTTATAATAAGTCAGAAAGTTATGGTTTGAACCTAAGATTAAGTGTTGTTTGTGACCTTACTGATTTTTTCATTACCAATAAGATGGCATTCAAAAACCTGTTATCATTGAAGGTGGTACAGATGATTTTAAAAGATATGTCGTTTTCTATGGAAACAAACTACATTGAGGAACGCATCAAACAGTTGATTATTCTTGATTTGCAGGGTGATGTCGAAACAAAGGGTAAGAACCTACCTAAGCAGTATGATGATGAGTTAAAAGCCGTTACATACAATATTAGTAATATTAACGAAAAGTGTTTACCGTGTGAAAGTGATGGGTATGCACCAATTTATGGATCTGTATAATGTTATTTGCAAGGCAACTTGAGTTCGTCGATTCCCTAGAAGCAAAGTTTTTTCAGACTTTGAAGGAAACCATACAGGGTAATAGTCACATCATAACTGACTTTATTGTTGAACAACAATTATTCAAAGAGGGTGTTGATGGTAATGGTAATAAATTAAAAGCTTATCAGCGTAGTACCATCAGGTATAAGATAAGAAAGAATCAACCAACTGACCGTACAACAACACGTGATGAAGGTGATTTCCATGCCAGTATAACCATAGATGCAAGGGATGATGAATTTGAGGTGTCAAGCAATGTAACACACGCAAAGTTTTTGATTAAAAAATATGGCCCTGATATACTAAGGCCGTCAATTGAAAACATGAAAGAATTTTTTGATGTATATTATCAACCTAAATTAAAAAATATATTAGATGGTCAATTTACAGGATAAACCAGTTATAATTGAAGCGCCTGTTGAGATAGATGCGGCAGTAAATGAAGTGAGGTTGTTATTATCGGAATTACCATGGGTATCACACCCATATCATATTGCACACCGATTTTATAGACAGGTGAAGGATAAGAAATTTTATTACCCGGAAACTTATGTTGCTGTTAGTACTGCATCAGGTGATGATAATGTAAAAAAACCTTATCACCCCTTAACACCTGACAATGATTACACAGGTATGTTCTTTTTTTACATAGGTGATGAAAATATTGATTTTGAAAGGAATGCAGAAAACTTTTTAACTTACCCGGTGTCAATAATATTTAGTGCAAATCTGAAACTTATTGATGAAGAAAAGTTAAAACACTATCTTTTCACTCAGGAATTAATACGTGATGTAAGAAGATCTTTAACAAAAAATATGATTAGATTTGGTTTTCAATATGATTTGAAAACTGTTACAAGAGATCTTAAAAAGGTGTACCGTGAATTTGTTCTTGATGATATAGAGCAATATAACCGTGCCCCATTACAATGTTTTAGATTTGATTTAACCCTAACAATAAAAGAAAAATGTTTATAATTATTACACTTGGAATACTTGCATTTATAGATGCATTAATTGAAAAATACAATGCTTATGACAAAATTGGTTTATGGGCATCAAGGCAAGGGAGTAAGTTTTTATACAAGGCTGGTAACTGTAAGTTGTGTATAAGTTTTTATCTTAGCATTGTATTAGTGCTTATTATGTCCGTTGCATACGGATTTGAATGGGTAAATATATTTTACATTTTTGTAATAGTAGGATTATTTAATTTATTTAAGAACAAATGATTATTTATGTAAATGAACACCGTATTGAACTTTTTGATAATACCCAAAATTTACCAATTTTAAGGTTTCAGAAATTCAATAAATATATGATGATTGCCAACGAAATTGGTAACACATTTCATGACTATGATGCCCGCACAGCAAAGGCTCTTCAATTCCTTCAAAAGGAAATGGTACCGGAAGCAATGCAGGAATTAAACAACAGACGTCAGGCGGTGTTCAATGCATATAACGAATTTAGCCCGAAGGGAAAGGCTTTTGCAGTACTGGTCAAAAAGATTGATGACAAACGGTACGATGGTATTTCCCCCGATGAGTTAGATGAGGTATTAAAACACCTTGACAAAATCGGATTGGGTTATTTGGATAGTTTAGAAGCAGTTGAGAAAGTAAAAAAAAACTCGAAACTGAACTACAAGTTTACTACCCGGAACACTTCCCAAGAAACGGAAATATAAATCAAACCTCACTATCAGTCAAGCGGATGAATACCATGCTTGATATGATTATATCAGGTGAGGAAACCGAAGATTTCACAGACCAGATTTACAACCTCGAAAAAGAAATTTTGGAGGGGAACAAACCTAATGTATGGAATATCCATGTTGAAAACAATATGGAACGTACACTTGAGGTTGATTTTATGAAATTTGGAACGTCAGTTGCTGACCTTTCTGGAATAGTCTTGGAAGAAACAAGTACATTTTCCTTTTATGCTGCAATTGATTACCTAAAAGACAAACACGCAAAAAAATAATACGATGGATAGTATTTTAATCAAGTATAGTGAGTTTTTTGATAATGATGGCGGTTTTGAGAAAGTAAGATCTGACTTTAAACAGTTGGGTGATTTCTTAGTTAAAGAAGCTGAGAAAATAAAAAAGGAAACACAAATTTTCGATTTAAGTGAAATTGAAAGGATTGCCGAACTTGAAGCGCGCACAGAAAAATTGACTAAAACCTTTCGTGAGTTTAATGATGCCAAAAAGCAAGTTGAAAAGCTTGAAGAAAAAATGGGCAAAACTCAACGTAACAATATCAAGTTAACAAACCAACAATCAAAGTCACTTGATGAACTAAATGTTGAACTTGCACAGCATCGTGCAGCATTAAAGGTTATTAATGCCGCAGAAAAGGCAGGTGAGATTTCCACAACAAAGGCCGCTGAGGCACGTGGGCGTTTAAGGCTTGAAACTAAGAACTTAACACAAGAAATCAATAAACAAGAAAAAGAGATCTTGAACCAGAACAAATTGACAGCCAAAGAAATCAAATTGCAAAAGGCTCAGATTGTTTTGGAAAAAGAACGTGCTGAAACTATTGAGGAAATACGTGAAAGGTTATCTGCATTAAGGTTGGTTGCTAGTCAGGTGAACATTACCACACAGGAAGGTCGTGACAGGGTTCAGGAATACAATGACGAAATAAATGAACTGACTGACACATTAAGTGAAAATTCAGATAAGTTCATACAGAATAAAATTAACGTTGGTAATTATGAAGAAAGTGTTGTTAATGCTTTAGAGAAAACCGGGTTGATGAATAGCGGTATTGGTGTTCTTGATAGTAGTTTGAATAGTTTGGTTAAGATTTTGACATTGAACAAAGAGGAACTTGCCGCAATGGAAGAATCTTTGAAAAAAAACAGTTCAGCAATTAAACGTTTTGCAGTTAGTTTTGGAAAACTGAACAAAGTATTAAAAGCATCAATTATTGGTGCAGTACTTATTGCGGTTGCAAGTATTGGTTCAGTATTTAGTCAAGGCCGTGCAGGTGTAATCAAAACAGAAAAAGCCCTTACCACTTTTAACAATGTATTGAGGGTTGTTATTAATACACTTGCAGATTTGTTCAATGGTGGGTTGAGTGTATTCAATGCACTAAGGGAAAATGTAAGTAATGTTGTTTTACCGTTCAAAATTCTAAGACTAGAAGCGAAATTGTTATTTGCTGAGTTAAAAGATTCTTTTGGTGGTAATGCTGATGAGGTGAACAGATTAAAAACTGAGATCGCGGCATTAAACAAAGAGTTGGCTGATGGTCGTAAAAATGCACAGGATGGTGTTCGTGAAGGTTGGGAAGAAATCACAACTGCAATTGGCAGTTTTTCAAGTAGGTATAAAGATGCTCAAAATGCTATTACTGCCGGGAATAAGGCAATATCAGAATCATTCAAAATTGCTGATGAAATCAGGGCGGCTGAAATTGAGTTGATTAAACTACGTGGTGAACTTGCGTTATTGGAATCTGCAGGCGGTGACAGTACCAAGTCTTTAAACGAACAACTTGAAGCAACTGAAAAGGCCCTTGTGAAAAACCTTGAAGTTATTGAACAGGAAAATGAGGTGAGACGTTTAAACCTAAAACTTGCAAATGCAAAGGCAAGGCAAGATGTTTTGGCGGCTGGTAGTTCATTGAAGGCATTGGGCGTTGATGCTCAACGTTTGGCTAATTTGAAAAGTGAAGAAGAATTTGCACGTGAGTTGTTACGAATCAATCAGGCAATTGACCCATCAAAAAACCCATTAAGTGATGACCTACTTGATGAAAGTCAAGGTGCATTGCGTGATTTTCTTGAGGGGCTTAATGAACAGGACCAAGCAGTTGAGGAAAGTGCAAAGGCAAGGCGTGAAATTCAACGTGATTTATTTGAACAGAACCTGGACTTATTAATTGACTTCATTGATACTGAAAAGAACCTGAGTGAACAACAGGTGAATGATGTTACTAAGAATTTTCGTGATAGGTTAGTTGAGGCAGACCGTTTCAATAAAAAGTTCAGAGAAAATGCACAAGCGGAACTTAATGAGTTTTCAAAAATTGCAAAAGAGTTTGAAAAAGATTTGGATTTTGATATTGATTTCAATGAGGATGGAACTTTTGACGTGCTTGTGAATGATACCAAATTAAGTATTGATAATGTAGTTGAGTTGAATAAACAAATACAAGGTTTAGGTTTACCGGAAATTGTCATCAACCGTTTTCGTGAATTTATAGTTGAAGCAAGAAACGGTGTTAAGGATTTTAATGACATCAACAAAGAACTTGGGCAAACAGGTATATTGGTTAAAGAATTAGTTTCAAACCTTTCTGTTGATGAAGATGAGTTGGCGGCACTTGAAAACCTCAACAATAGATTTAATGAACTTTTCAAAATTGACCAGTCGCAGTTGAGTGATGCGGAAAGAACAAAAATACTTAGTGAACTTGAAGATTTGGAAAAACAAAAAACTGCAATTGTCAAGTTTGCTGAGGAACAAAGGCGTGATAATAGGCTTGAAGCAATAGAAGCTGAACTGGCAACTGTTGAACAGGGTTCAAAAAGGGAATTGGAATTGTTACGTGAACAGGCCGCACTTAGAAAAGAAATATTTGAAGATTCAATTGATTCAAATGCAGAAAAACTAAAAAGTGACAATGAAAAGGCAAAGGCTGAATATAAAAAGTTTACTGAGGAAGTTCGTGAAATATTAGGTACTATCCTTGATAAGGTTGTTGAAGTTGGTCAGAAACGAGTTGAGGAACAGGAAGAAAGGGTTGATAAAGCTGATGAGGCAATTAGTAAACAGGAGGAACGCGCACAACAGGGGTTATCAAATACCCTTGCATTTGAGCAACGTGAGAGGGGTAAGGCGGAAGCTGAACTGGTTAAACAACAAAAACGTTTGGAACGACTTGAAAGAATAAAAGGGTTGTATTCCTCTTATGCTAGTTATGCATCACAGGGTGAGGGTGACAATGCAATTGCAAAGGCTTTGAGAGATTTCGCTATATTAGAAAGTATTGCCGCATCATTTGGTGATGGTGGACTTGTAGCCGACAAAGTGCCGACAGATGGCAGGGGCATCATTCGTGGAAGGTCACACAATGGTCAACATGGTGGAATCCCGGTAATGGTTGAAGGGAATGAAGGTTTTTTCAGCAAAAAGGCAGTTGACAATATAGGTAAAGATAATTTCAGGGCTTTTCATGATATGGCCACAAGGGGTGTACTTGGTAAAAATTTCTTTACTGGTCAGGGTGAAAGTTTTTCAAAAGTTATGCCTGTACCTTATGCTGCACAAGACAACAGATTGATTAATGAGGTTCGTGAGTTGAACCACACAATTAAATCTAAATCGGAAAGTTTCACCGATGTACCAAAAATTGTTGACGGTGTATTGACATTTGTGGAAACGGTTAAAAAAGGAAATGTAACAAAACGTAATCATTACGTAATTAAAAAAAGAGGGTTATGATAGCAAAACAACCTATACGACATTTTATTGCAGGTAAAGATTTTGGTGAACCAAGAGATTGGCAAAATTTAGAAATTATAATTGATTGGTTAGAATCAAAAGAGGGTGTGAACATCAATATTACTGACCTTGAATTTGTTCTTGAAGCAAATCGGCACCTGCAAACCCGAATTTTAGACGGTTTAAGTGGGGGTGTAGGTATTTTTGAGGGTGAACCATACGACATTGTAATTGGTGACCACCTATCACCTAGTTATTCGTTTAGGGGTTATTTAGACTTTACTGATGAAACAACTGTTATTGGTAAAGAAGAAATAAGTTGTAGTTTAAAGAAGCGCACCGGGGAAGATTGGTTGGTTGATGTTGCTGATGGTTTTAGTTTTGCGTACCTGAAAGAAAAGGGTGTGATTACTGATTCAGATTACAGAAAAGTACCTTATGTCATAAATTACATTCCTGATGGTACACAATTGATATTGCTTAGTTTATCATTATTTATGATGACAAAAGAGTTGATTGAAAATACCAAAGAAGTTGCCCATGCAGTAAAAGAGGTTGCCGATGTGGCAATACCTGTTATTGGTGCATCAGTTGGTTTGGGGGCTGGTGTAGTAACTGCATGGGATTTGGGTAAAGCAATACTTGTGATTGCTACAGCCGCAATACAAATTGCATATACTATTGCAATTGTGGCTGCCATCATAAATTTAATGGAAGAATTATTGAAACAATTATTACCACCTAAAAGGCATCATTTAGGTATGCCAGTAAAAACACTTTTAAAACGTGGGTGTGATTATTTAGGTTTAGGATTTAAAAGTACATTATTAGATCAATTGGGTGATTGGGTTCATGTTCCTCAAAAAGACAAAAAGGGAGGTTCAAAGGGTGAAAGTGGTTACCCAACAAATTCAGGTCCAATTTACACATTTGGTGATGCCATAAGAGAATTTAAGAAAATGTTTAATGCAGATTACCGCATTGTTAATGGTACATTTCATTTTGAAAGAAAAGATAGTTTTGAAATTCCAAGTAATTATGTGATACCAAGGTTTTTCAATGACCAAACAAGGTTGCTTGATTTGAATGGATTCAATGCAGATGAAATGATTGCAAATTACAACATCAATTACCTTTTTGATACTCAGGACCAAAACACACTTGATGACCAAACAGGTCGAGTGTTTCAGGCAATAACAACACCTAAAACAATAAAGGATCCACAACTGGTAAATATTAAGGGGTTGGGTTCGGTATCAATTCCATTTGCACAGGGTAAAACTAAGAATGATTTAACAAGGGTTGAAGAAGTTGCAAAAGATGTTGCAAAATTCGTTGACAAATTAACTGGTATTTTTGGTAGTGGTACAAACTTGCAAAAGGGGATAACATCAAGGTTAGGTTCAATGTTGTTAAGTTCTGATTTTATTACCAACGGTAAGATTGTGAAAATGTCAGGCGCAAATTTAACTAAGGACCAAAGAACTGACACAGGTGCGCAATTTTTATGGGATAATTTTCATTTCATAAATTCTTTTGCAGAAATAAACGGTGAACACAATCAGTATTGGAGGTACAAAGAACTAAGGGTGCCAATGTCACTTGAAGATTTTGAAAAAGTACTTGCAAATAATGTGTGTACAAATAATTTAGGTGAAAGGGTGGAGATTGAAAGAATTGCTTATAAACCTGCTGAGGGGGCTGCAATTTTAAACTATAGAATAAAGAAAAAGTACACAAATAATTTAAAAATTGAATATGTCTAAAACTGATAATATTGAGGCGTTAACCAGATTAGCGGACAAAGCAATTGATACAATGAATGAGGAAATTGCTATATTTGAAAAAACTTTGGATAAAACAATATCAATGTCACCATCAAGTGATAGTGAAATTATCCGAGAATATAAAGCTTTAACACAGAAAGCATTCAATTTAGCCAAGATGGGAAAGGCTGATGAGGCGCAGGCATTAATCAGAAGTTTCCAACATGGCAGTAAAAATCACAAATCGACAGTACAAAAACCAGTTTCACAATAATTCAGAAAGCGTTGATTGGCTTCTTGGAAATGTTGGTGACTGGATTGAATTAACATTGACCGTTGAAGTTCTTATTGACTTTAAGGCAAGTAATGGTGAAACTGTAACCCATGATTTCAGAAACAACACTTTTGTTTTGAATAATGGGAAAAAGTGGTCTGATTATGGTTTTGACAATGGTGATTCTGTTCGTTTTTCTGCAATAAGAAATGGGGGTGCCGTACAATGGAATATAAATATTGCTAACCTTTTTGGTGATACAATGGAATATTCTTACGGTGGTTCAAATGAGTTTTTCCCTCAAGGTGTTATGCCTTACCGAAATTTCACAAGTGATGGTGAAGAAGACATTGTTGAAAATGTTCAGTTTTTAGGTTATTCAGAACCACAAGGTTTAAAATTTAATTATTCCCATTTATCAAATGACGAATTTGATTCAACAAACTTAGGAAGTTTAATTGATGGTTCGGTACCGGAATTTTCTTTTGCAGGTTTAAATACTATATCACAAAACGTAAAAACACAAATGAACCCTGATGGGCTTCAAAGTGGTATGGGTATCGATAGTTGTTTTATAACAAAAAAAGCAAGGAACGGTGATGCATACGTATATGATGTTTCTGTAATATTTTTATTAGGATTGTTTTTTGAAAATCCAAGTGACTTGGAATCAGGAACAACGCCCCCTGTTTTATTGGGATTAGGTAGTTTAACTGATAATTTTTTATTAAGGTTTTTCCCGGAATGGAATAACCCTAATACAGTTATAAGTAATGACTTAAAGAAAACTGAAAGATTAGGAAACACAGGTTGGTTTAATGAGAACTTTAATGGGTTAGATAACAACTTTGTTATTGATGACGTTTCATTTGAGGATGAAAATGGGTCACCTTTAAGTGAACTAGATTACAGTAAACCTACAATTGTAACCATTGAAGCAAGCGGGATCCCAAATTTAGGAATTGATTCTGAATTTGGTTTTGGTTTTGCATGGATCCCACAAAATGAAGCGGATTACTTTGATAAAAATACACCTCATCAAGAAAACCTTATTGTGAACACAGGAAGGAAATTTGAAGATGGTGACAATGATAGTTTTAACTTAAATGAAGATATTGGTACAACTGTACTTCCAGGATTTGGTCAGGTTGAACGTATTGATGTTGAACAAAGTGGTTTGCCTTTGTTTAGTGTTGGGGGTACTGATAAGGTTATATTTAAAGCAAAGTTCACCCCAAATATAGAGTTTGTTAACTTTTTTGAGGAACGTGGTGAAAATGACAGAAATTATATTTTATGGGTATCTGTTGCAAATCATGATTTGGCAATAAACTTTTCAGATCGTGTTTCATTACTTGCAAAGTATGGTTCAATGATTAAGGTGGTAGCGCCTGCAGGACCTTATCCGGGAATGATAAACAAATTTATTGAACACCCACAATCTGAAAATGTTGAGGGTGTTGATAAGTATTTTGGTTTTGTTGAGGATGATGTATTGTCTAGGATCCAATTTTCAGTTGATAAAACGACTGATACGGTAATCAATAGTATGTCATTTGGTTATGAGGTTAAAAACGTTGATACAGGGCTTTATTACAGTTTAGAAAACATATCCATTTCACTTGATGATTTTAAAAAGGATAATAATGGGGCTCAACAAATAGAGTTTAATGAGGTTAGAGGGTTTAAACTTGAATCAGGAAACAATAAAGATTGGGTAAGGATTAACCGGGATCCATCAAAAGATAGTGGTGATAATTTTGCATACTTAGCACATTTTGCCACAAAAATACGTTGGGAAGATTGGTTGTTACGTGATAATGTACCTGATGAGTATTTTGATACATCAAAGGAAAACAATGGGCAAAATAATGATTGGTTAGATTACCTAAGAAGTGGGAACCTGAACAGTCATGATTTCTTTTTTGTTGTTTATACTGAGGTTGTTGAAAATGGTCAGTTGAAGGTTTATAAAAATGAATATGAAATCACTTTTGCTGATTATGATGAAAACCTCAACATTGAAACTGAACATAATTACTTTAGGGATAGTGATGATACAAATGTAAATGTCGGCCTAGATCCTGATACCGGGAAAATGGTGGGTGTTATTCTTAGTGATGAACCAACACGTATTGAAATCACTTATACAAATTTGACTGAGGATTTTGATTTTGATTTCATGTATGCAACCATTTGTATGGAAATTGAAAGGGGTGCAGGTCAATTTGATTTTCGTCAGTTATCAAGTCGTTGGGGATCCGAAGCGGACAACCCATTGATTCCACTTGATGGTGAAACAAAGTTGAAGTTTGAATTGGTTTCACCTAGAGTAATAAAAACATCTTGCCTTATAGATCCTAATAAACTAGAACAGGTTTTAAGGTACAAAATTACTGGTCGCATTGGTTGTTGGGCTGAAAGTGCTGATGTCGATGTACCAGATGGCATATATGAAAGCCTATATGAAAATACTTATGAATAAAAATTTATACTTATGTCTGATAATTTAAAAATAATTGAAACCAATATTGATGATGCAATTGACCCAAATGCAGGTATTGGAGGAATAAAAGCAATTGAACATAATGCAGTTTTAAAAGATGTATTGCGTAAAGCAGGTAAATATTCCGGTTTCTTTTTCACAGCAAAAGGGGTTCTTGATGGGATTGCAGGATTAGGTTCATTATTATGGAATGGCAATTCACCAGATGATACAAATGACTTTACAATTAGGGTTTCTAAACTCACAGCGGATGGCAATGACATTGGTATTGTACTTTCTAGGTTGGCAAGTGGTGGAATAATACACTTTAAAGATGTTACAGGTAAAAGTTTCTTTCTTGAGTTCCAAAGTTATTCATCAGGTACAGATCCAAATACAAATGACATATATGATGTTATTGTGAAAGGTGTGGCAACAAATTCAAATTATATTTATCAAGTTGCTGAACAGGAAGTTTGTTCTATTTCCTTTTACAATAAAATAAGCTCTAAAAAAGAAAGGGTTGTTGCTACAGCATCACAAACGGTTATAAATTTAGTTGATAGGCCGTCAAGTATTGATGTTTATGCAGATTCTGTTTACCAGATCGAGGGTGAAGATTATGCCTATGATGAAACAACTGGTGACATCACAATGACTTACAATTTAGATGAAGATACTATTATTAACATACGTAAATTTTAATGCAATGAAAAAACTAATTTTAATATTATTAATCGCTTTATTCCCTCTTATTGGGTTATCACAAGTGGGGAACCCTGCTAAATTTAGAAGAGGTATTCAAATAACAAACATGCAAGAAGGTCAAGCAACCGATAGCATAGTTACTATTGATACTGATGGAAATTTAACATATAGACCTGCTTCTGCTTTAGGATCTGGAGGGGGCATAGGGATTGTTGCTGATGGGTTTGAGAACGCCGCAAATTTACCTTCCAACTCGGTTATTACAGTAACACATGGGTTGGGGTATGTGCCAGATATATCTAGGATCTCTTTAGAAAACCATTCCCCTAATGCTTCTTCTATGTTTACGAGAGAGACGAGCATAGTTAACGTCACGGCCACTACATTCGGCATAGCATTAAGCGGAAACACAATTGCTTTTCCATATGAGATTCACTGGAAAATATTTGGAACTGATTCAGCTACCCCATTAAGTGGAAGCGAATTAGTGAGTGCCATTGACACCGAACTCGGTCAAACAGATTGGAAAACTAGCGGTTCTAGTAGTTCTGGGTTAGGAGGAAGTATTGCAGATAATCAAGTTGCATTTGGCAATGGTACTGATATTTCTGGATCTAATGACTTGTATTTTGATGATGAATCTTTAGGTTTAATTGGTAGTAGTGCAAATAGGTATTTAAGGTTTTCAGAAACCAATGGCCAATACAATGGTTCTTTTTTACAATATGAAGGTACAACCAATAAATTTCACATGGGGGTTCATTTTGCTGGAGATAATGACCCATTAAATGATACTAAGGTTTTTACAATGCAACGTTCAGATGGTTTTATTGGTATTAACAATGAAAGCCCATCTTTTGAATTTGATATGTTAGGTACTTTCAGAAATGAAGGGGTGAGAATTTCACCAACGTTTACTGATTTCACAGGAAGGGTTGCATTGATTAATCCTTCTTTTGGGAGTTCTAGGTTAGGAGATTCAGATTTACAAACTCCTTCTTTAGATATTGGGAATACAATAAATTTTAAATCATCAGGTCAGGTTTCGCAATGGTCTATGTTTTCAAACCCTACAGGCACACAGTTGTCAATAAGAAGTACAGATGATAGTGTCGGAGTTTTAGGTGTTACTGCTAACCCTGTAGACCCATCAGGAAGTGAGCCTATCGAAACAACATTGGGGTTAGTAAATGATTATACAGATGGCTCTAATACTGTGTTTGATGTATTTAACCAAGATTACCCGTCTGCAGGTTCTGTAGTTGCTAATAAAATGGGTTTTGTCATGATTAACAATAATACGGCAGCAAAAGATTTTGGTTGGTATCGATACGATGGGACAACATATACTCCTATTATGGAAATACTAGGAACAGGAACAGGAGATCAAGCAGAATTTTTTCAACCTGTAAAAGGAGTTGATGCTGTAAATGGAGATGAATTTGTTACTAAAAGTCAAATGGAAGCTGCTGGATTAACAAATCCTATGACAGATGATTTTGACATGGGTGGGTTTACGATAGATAACGCTTTAGAGTTAAATACTGGTTCAGTTCAAGCTAATTACTACCAATTTAATGTAGGCGCACCAGTACCTAGCAATCTATTAGAGGGTCAATTTGTTTGGGATAATGATATAAAAACAATTGTTGTAAACGATGGAGAACAAAATAGAGAAGTTCTTCTGAGACCTGAAAATGAAACAAATCTACAGCGTAAAGAAAGATTAATAAATTCAGTTTTAGAAAATAAATTTGAGTACCCTACGCCAGATCAAATAGTAGTTGTAAACAATCTAGCTGAATTACAAGCTCAAGAAAATGCAGACAATGGAACAGAAATTCAATTAGCTGCTGGATTGGTAATAGATCTTTCAACTGTAACAGTTAGATTGGATTTTAATAATGAAGTTTATTTAACATCACAAGACAAAAATAACCAAGGAACAATTCTTTTAGGAGAAATGACAAGCCACATAAAATTCAACGGTGATAATTCAATGGCTTACGACTTTATTTACAGAGGAACATGGGTTCATACTCATAGACCTGATGACCCTGTTTTGGGGACACCCGGAGCACCTGATACTGTTGGTATTGTTGTTGATTGTGATAATTTTAAGGCCTACAATTTAACAGGTAGCGGTTTTTCATACGCTGCTGTTGATTTAAAAGATGCTGAAAACGCTCACATAGAGGAATGCACTTTCTTTGATGTTCAAGCAACTGGATTGGGTTATGGGATTGTTTTGAATGGGGAATCAACATTAACATCATATAAAAATTATTATTATAACTATAGGCATTGTATAGCAAAAGCAAGTGATTCCCCTTTGCAAGGATATACAGAATATAAATCTTATGCAGGTAAACATGGAAACACAACTGCTCCTGCTGCATGGGATTCTCATGGTGAACCGGATGGCTCAGGGGTTACAGGTAGCACATCAAGATGGGCGGGGGGGTATATGAATATAATTGATTGTTATTCAGAGGAAAATGATTATATCGCTATAACTTTAAGGGGTGTGCCTAGGGTAGAAAGTGTCATTGCTGGTAATACATTTGTTAATTCTTCAAGGGCAACTGCTTTTAGGCAAGTTATAAGGGAAGGTTTGTCTAATCCAATAGAAATATTTGAACCCAACAATGAAGAAAATGTTTATTGGTTTGACAACTTAATTGTTGGCCAACAGGAAGATCCAGATTTAGCGTTAAATGATAAAATACTAGTTGTTGATGATGAAGGTCTTTTTGATTTAGATTTGTTTAGTAAAGAACGAAACAAAGTTACCTCTAACTTTAGGGCTGATTTTGCATTTACAGGAGACTTTATAACTATAGAGGAATATTTGACAATTAACAATACTTCTATTCAGATATTTAAAGAAGGGTTGGGAATGAAACATTTTACATTATCTGAAAAACCAAAAGGGGTCATAAGATCTAAGGTGTTTCAAACTGCAAAACAAGAACTTATATTTTATACAGATACGGATATAATAGGGGTTAACTTTTCAACGGGAAGTATTGTTGAAACGGTTTTATTTACTGGGCTAGATATTAAGTTTGTGTTGGCGGGTAATTTTAGAAATTCAAATCCTGAAAAAGATTTAATTGTAGTGTCTAATACCAACGTTCATGATATATACGAAAATACTGGTACGGCTTTTAATTCTGCTATTTCTTTAGGAACTCATGTTAATTTTACCAGTGGTCATGTAATGGATTTATTTAACAATGGTACGGATGATGTTATTTATTATGATTTAGTTTCACATCAAGGGTTTAGAGCTAGGTTTTTAAGTGGAACATACAGGGAAACACCTGCTTTAAGTTTTACTAGAATAGATGATAATGAAACTTTTTTTGTAAAAAACATAAATGGAATAGATCAACTTTTTGTGTGGGGATTAGGGGGGCAATTACGAGCGTACAAGGCTGGACTTGGATTTCAAAGTTTAAGTATTGTTGAAATAGCCTACTTAGGAAAAGCGTCTGTTGTTAGTAATCAACAATAGTTAAAAATAATTTATTGAAAATGTGTAACGAAAACATAAATAATATACTGAGTTTAGATTTTAGTTCATCACCTGATGAAACTAATTGGCAAACAGATTCCACAAACCCCCTTCAAACAGTTGGGGGTAAGTTGGTTTTAAACCTTTCATCAAATGATTCAATGTTCCAAAGAATACTTGGTGCAATGGATCCTACTAACAACAGGGTTAAGATTAAATCAAATATCAATGTCACTAAAACAATAAACGGTTCAAGTACTACGGAAATTTTATTTGAATTATTTGAAGGGTCTCAAAAGGTAAATGATTTATGTGTACCATTTAACAACATGGAGGATGGTGAGGAATATGCGCATTATGTGGATCTTAATTTTGAAGTAAAAACAACATCTAATTTAATATTAAAAATAACTGTACCAGAAGGGTGGCAAAATAAAATTGAACTTAATGATTTAATTGTTGATGATTTCAATTACTGTATTGATAATATCAGGACCTATTTTGTTATTGATGGTTTGCTTGAAGATTCATTAACGGCAATGTCATCAGGTATTGAGTTGAAAGAATGGAAAGTTGATGGTGTGGAAACTTTAACACCTGCATACTTTTCAGAAAACAATTCAATTGGTGGTAACCCGGTTACACAATGGAGATTTGCAAAAGCCAACTTGGATGGATCTGACAGGGTTCAAGATAATGTTACACCAAATACTTTCAATCCTTTTTCTGATGAATTTGGACTTGTATTTGATAGTGTGGCATCATTTTATGGAGGAAAGCCAACAGGAACTATTTCTGGCAGTAATTATGGTACTGGCATACTTGACGTTGGTTTTGAAAAACCTGCCATTTTAAACAGGGGTTTACAAACAAAGAAAGGCGCTTTTTTTATAGATATTGATTATACTAAGGATTTGAAGGTTGTTTTTGACGTATTGTCAAACCAAAACAGTTCAAATGTTTTTTCAGGTCCTTCATATTATAGACAATACACACTTGAATGGGATTCAAAAAGATGTACTGAAACATTTACTTATGTAGATGTTTTGACTAATGATGTTGTTGATGAGTTAAATAATGGTTTTTTAACTGGTGTTTCTTCAATAGATGTTTTAAGTACTGTTGTTCAATGTGATGAAAGTTTCAGCCCAACAGGTCAATCAGGTAATTTCACCTATGATTTAGATTTTGGTTCAGATACAGGTGTTGTTGGTATTGAATACAACGCATATAGTGTGCCAGATAGATTTTTAATTGAATATGACGGTGTTGTTTATGATTCAGGTTTTGTTGGTTCAAATAGTTATGATTCTCAATTAATTGCTGCCGGTGTGGATCCTGCAGATATAAATACAGGTAGTCCATCAACAGGTGCAGGTTCGTTAACGTTTTCAAAACCAAATTCTTTTCCTACGCAAGGCAAGGTTACGGTACTTGCACCTTTAGGTAGTACAGGTTGGACGGTTAAGGGTGTTTGTGCATCAAGTTCTAATGCACAACCAAACCTGGACATACAACCTACAAGTTTAAATACTGGTTTTGTTGGTGTGCCATTTTCTGTTGACTTGATTGCATCAGATGATGGTGTTATTACATCATGGGAAGTTGATTGGAAAGATGGTACTGTTGATACAGGTACAGGCCATCCACCTTCAACATTAACACACACTTATGCATCACCTTTTTCAGGATTAGTTTTGTTTAGGGTTTTTGATGATGGTGGGTTAACAAATGGTGATTCAACCAATATAAGCATTGATGAACCTTTACCTACGGATTTAATTGTTGTTACAGAAGAAAGATTGCAGATTACATCTAACGCAAATGTTTTTCCGGGGGCTGATATAATGAATGTCTGGAGTATTATGATTGATGTCCCAAAAGATGATGGGTATTCAATGTCTTTTGAAAGGGTTTTGGTTAATAATACTAGTTTACCCAGAACTGATTTAAACTTAAATTCTACGGGTAACCCTTATAGTGGGTTGGATTTTGATGTGCAATTGAATGAGTTCAATGAATCCACGGTGTTTGATTTTAATACTGGTGACCCTGATAAATTTGCTTTTGTAATATCTAAAAGTTTAGATTTAGGTGTGTCAACAGTAAGTAGTTCAATTATAGTGAAGGTTTTTAAAGATGGTAGTGAAGTGCAAAGAAAAACGTTTATAAGAATACATTCTTAATTATGAGCAATTTAATAGATATAGTTGGTATTGATAAAAGTGCATTCCCTTGTGCTGATGGGTTTGACCCATGCGCATTCAAGGAACGAACAATTAGTTATGCTCTTTTTGTTGATGTTCCCCAACAACCAATAACACCTGATGAAATATTCAAAGAATGTTGTTACAATCATATTGTATTAGCATCAAGTACAAGTTTTGATAATCACAAAAATGATTTTTCAGGGTTTTATCATAAACGTCAATTGTCAAATGAAACGGTTGAGTTTGTTTTAATTGAAATGAAGGGGGACAATGAATTTGTTTTGAATGATGACACTTATGGTGAGTTTAAAGACTTTAATTCTATAAGTGAACAAAGGGATTTATCGACTTTTATTTTGTCATGGAAAAAGGTGTTACAGGATTTAGGTGAAGGACCTTACAAGGTGGTTAAAAGAATTGTTGTTGCTGGAATACCTGCTGAAATAGAATATTTAGTTTACAATCTTTATGAATTTAGTTCAGGTAATGCAAACAACACAGTTCGTATTGATGTATCAATGACCGGGTTACTTGAAAAGCAAGGTGTTGATTTTTCGTCAAGTGATTTTAAAACATCATTAAGGGTACCGGGTTTTTTTGGTAGGCGTGAACCTTCATGGGAAGAAGATAATATTGTTAACCGTGCATACGTAAAACGTCAAGTTAGTATGAAGCAAACAAACAATTACAAGTTTCAAACTAATATGATACCAGTTTGTTTGACTGATGAAATATTTGATTTCTTATTATTTAGTGATGATATAAGAATGAACGATTATAACCTAAACAACCACAGTTATGGATTTCTTAACTTTAGGGTGAGTTTAGAAAACAATGAGGGTAACAGATACATATCTCAAAGTAGGAAGGTAGAATTGAACTTATTGTTTAGTGATAAGGTTGTGAATAACAATAAAAGAAATTATTAATTATGGTAAATATATTTGAAAGGGGGCAAGCCCTTGAGATAAATGATGGCACTATTCAGGTTTTAATACCTAAAAGGGCGTTGAGGGTTGACCCTGAGCCTATTGATAAAGTGACCATTCGAGATATTGAAGCAAACAGAATGTTTTCTTATAATGCATCAGATGTACGCGATAAAGATGGAAATCTTGTTGGAGGGTTGCAAGATGTTTTGGATTACTTAACGCCCTTTGTGGGTTTTAATTTTGCCAATGCTGGCGGTGGTGGTGGAACAATTGATTTAGGTGAATTTCAAAATGAGGTGAATGCTTCTGTTTTTGTTGATGGTACAGTTGTTGGTGAAATTGCCTATGCTAGAGAATCAACAGGAAGTAAATGGTTGGCAGCAACATCTTTGGGGGATTATTACCCGGAAGGTTGGTACGAATGGAACGGTAATGCATGGGTGTCAAATAGAAATGCAATTGCAAACGAACTTAATAATTTAGTTTTATCAAATCAGGCAGTTGTACCAGAAGTGACATTGAATACATCACACCGTGCAAACATGAACAATCCACACAATGTGGATCCTACACAACAACAAAGTATTAATTACACACTATTATTTAATAACGCTTTAATTTAAAAATCATGAGTTTAGATACTAACATACAAGACTTAGCAACCCGAATGGGTACAGAGGCAAAGGCCTTGAGGGCATTAATAAATGGAAACCTTACAGATCTTTCAGGATTAAATACAACAGCGAAAAACAATTTGGTTGCTGCAATCAATGAAGTTCTTGTAAATGCAGGAAGTGGTTCAGGTGATTTGGTTTCAACAAACAACCTTTCTGATGTTGCGGATCCAGCGGCATCAAGAACTAACCTTGATATATTTTCGCAAGCTGAGGTTACGGCGGCCATTGCTGCTGCTGTTGCAGGTGTTTCTTTAGCAGGATTAGGAGGTTTAACGCAAGCAGAGGTTGATGCAAGGGCGCAAGTTGTATTGGATGCAAATGTAGGTGCGGCACCGGGTGCCTTAGATACTATACAAGAAATTGCAAATGCATTGCAGGATAACCCTGATGTTATAACGGACATTTTAACCGCTCAAAGTAATAGATTAAGATTTGATGCTGCACAGGTATTGGATGCCGTCCAACAAACTCAGGCGCAAGATAATATGCAGGTTTATTCACGAACAGATATTGGTTCAATAACAACCAACTATGTAACTATTTTTGAAACCGCATTAGTATAATATGAGTTTGGATAGTAACATACAGGATTTAGCAACTAGAGTGGCGCAAGAATTAAACGCCATTCGTGATGAAATAAAGGAAGATTTTCTTGAAACTACAATACCAACAACGCAACAATTAGGTGCCGGTAATACATATCAAGATGTTGCCCCTTTTGAAACGCCTGATGCTTCTTTGAATACTTTAATAGGTATTTCTTTTAATGAAACAACAGGTGAGGCCACTTGTACAATCCCGGGGGTTTATCGTTTTTATTTTGAAACAACATTGGATCAATATGATGGAAACAACCGATCAACCGCAAAAGTTAGACTTGTGTTGAATGGTTCTTTGGTTAAGGGAACGGAAAAGTTTAATTATCATAGACAGAACCTACATGGGTTTTCTTCTTACAATATATATAAAACCGTTTCTTTAACTTTAAATGATGTGGTTAAAGTTCAAGCGAGTAATCAAGAAACAACAAGAGATCATCAATTATTGGCAGAAAGTACTTTGCTTAGAATTACAAAAATAAAAGTTTAAACAAAAAAGTTTAGCTTTGTATGGATAGTTAATATTAACAATTAAAATTAAAAATTATGAAAAGTTGGAAAACAACATTAGGTGGGGCAGTTATCGCAATAGGTAGCTTTTTGCAAACAATTGAGGATCCTGCATGGATTTCCGTAGTAGGCACAACTTTAATAGGTGTAGGGGGTTTATTGGTTGGTACGGCTGCCAGAGATAATGGGGTTACTAGCGAAAAAGCTGGGGTTAAATAATCCTTTTACCTTAACAAATAAAACCCTCTACATTTTAGAGGGTTTTTAATAATAACCAAATCATACTTAACTATGCTTTTTACATTTTTAAAAGAACATTGGTCTGAAATCACTTTAGCAGTAGGGGGTGTTGCATCTTTTTTTGCTGGTCGAAGATCTCAAAACAACAACGATACTTTAGCGGAACTTAATAATATTGAAAAAGTTCGAGAAATTGAAAAAAGTTTGCTTGCCGATATGGAAGAGCAGATTAATAAAATGCAGGACAATATTGACCGTTTAAAAGATGTTGTTGAAAAACAATCTAAAAGAATAAGAACCTATGAAATAAAGTACGGTTTTTTAAACGAAGAAGATGAAACATGAAAAAAACAAACGTTAAAGGTTACACGGACAAACAATTGTTGCAAAAAGTAATGAATTTAAAATCATTTGATAGTTTACCAAATGGTTATTGGTTATTAGGAGTGCAATCAAAAGAGGATGAATATAATGTGTTTGATGATAAATTTTATTTATTTTGTGGTTACGATTTTGTAATGGTAACATCAGGAACAACAAATGCAGGATTATCAGGATTAAAAGGTTTCTCAAAATACAACCGCAAAGGGTGTGCCGTTATCAAAACAAATGAATGGTATTATGAGCTTTGGCGACCTGGACTTCATCGGGGTAAAATGCAGGCATTAAAACAAACTAACCCTATATTGTATTACCGTGATTGGAATAAGAACCAAAAGGCTGAACAGATCGGAAAACTTTATGACGGTATAATTGGAATCAATTTTCATACTGTAATTTATGGCAAGGTCATGAGTTTTTGGCGTAGATTTATTGGTGGTTGGTCAGTAGGTTGTCAGGTGTCAAATGTTGTTAGTGATTACTATAAAATACTTGATTATTGCAAACATCAAGAAAGGGTTTCATATTGTTTAATTGATGAGTTTTAAAGATGAAAAAAAACAATGAAAGTTTACTGGTTAAAAGTTTATTGATATTTATTATTTTTCTGTTTGTTATTATAATTTATCTTTATTTCACTTTAAAGTGGGAATCTCAAAAAGAAATTGAGGAACGTAAAAAACAAATTGAAAAATTAAAGACTGAACAGAAAGAAATGATGAAAATGTATTCTGATTCAATTTCTTATGAATTTAATTCACTTAAAGGTGAAAACATTAAATTGGCCAACCAAAGTCAAAACCTAATCAAGAAAATAAAAAGCCATGAAAGCCGTCCTGACATTGATATTGATTTTATTACCGCTTATCGTATTATCTCAGAAAGTAAGTATAAATCAAGAAAAAGAAACAATAACCTTAAATAAGAAAAAGGCAATTGAGGTTGCCAAAATTATTGAAAACGAAAAAAGGTTGATTGAATATATTGAAGATCTTGAAAGTATGGTTGTAAACTTAAATGATTCAATTCAGGTTTATGCTGCACGCAATAAAAGGTCCTTAGATAAAATTGAATATATGTTTACCCATGTTGGTGATGTCAACAAAAAGGTCAATGAATTGTATGATAAACAACTTGAACTTGAAAGAAAGTTAAGAAAGTTTGGTTTATTGAACAATGACGGCTTTAATTCGATTGACATGGGTTTTGCTTATGCAAACAGAAAAAAGTTGTTTACGCTCAGCTTAGACCCTTTTTCTTTTAATGGGTTATCTTATAAATTAGGTTTTGGTATGAAGATCTTTTGATTACCTTTGTGTTATCATTCATTGTGTGTAATACTTGCCATAATGATTGTTTGTTCACGAAAAAGAGGATGCCACTTGGTTTCCTCTTTTTTTATGCAGTTCAACTAATAAAAGTAAATATTTGCTTATAAGTAAATATTTATTTGTATATTTGTCATGAACAAACAATTATATCATGTATGAATTACGTTATTATTTTAGTCCTAAAAATTATGAAGTTGTGGGCACTTACCCAACTTCTTCACTTGCTTATGGGATGAGAAAAAAGAAAGCAAAAGAACCACAGTACAATTTGCAAAAATTAAAAGTTGTAAAAAAGTAAATCCAATTATGGGGGTTAGTAACCCCCCTATATTTTAATTATATTTTATGAAAAACAAAAAGACGAAAGTTGATGTTGATGCGGCAATTGCTCATTACAACAAAAACAACCCAGACAAAGAACCTTTGGAAAAAGTTGATTTGGCAAAGGCCATTGGTACAAAGCCACAAAACTTGACAAACTATAATAGGGGTAAAGTTCCAGAGGCACACAATGTGTTATTTAATATCAGTTTGTTTACTGGTTACCCTATTGAAAAATTATTAATTGAAAATAAATGAAATTACCAATAAAGGGTTTTGAAGGTTTGTATAGTATTGATGATAACGGTATTATTATTTCTTATAATTATATGAATAAGGGTGTTATAAGAGTTTTAAATCAATATGACAATGGTACTGGTTATATGTACGTTGTGCTTCAAAAAGATAAAAAAAGAGTGAAAAAATATGTACACCGTTTAGTGTTGTCTGCTTTTAATGGTGAAAGCAACCTTGAGGTAAATCATAAAAATTTTAATCGAAAAGATAATAACATTAACAATTTAGAGTATGTCACAAAATCAGGAAACGCCAAACACAGGCAAGTCAACAACAGAATCACTAGAAATTCAAAAGGACAATTTACAGGGTAATTCAGCATTTAGTAGTATGTCTAGTTTTAAAGACGCTCAAAGAATGGCAACGGCATTGAGTAGTTCTAGTATTGTTCCTAGTGCGTATCAAAACAATGTACCTAATACATTGGTTGCTTTAGAAATGGCAACACGTATTGGAATATCACCAATATTTGTAATGCAAAACCTTGACATAATAAAAGGGAAACCAAGTTGGAAGTCATCATTTATCATTGCGGCATTAAACTCATCAGGTAGGTTTAAACCGCTTAGATTTAAGTTTGAGGGTGATGACAGTACAGCAGATGATTTTGGTTGCAGGGCTTTTTCGTATGACCTTGAAACTGGTGACAAAATAACTGGCCCCAAAGTTACATGGGCAATGGTTAAGTCAGAAGGGTGGTTGTCTAAACCGGGAAGTAAGTGGAAAACAATGCCAGAATTAATGTTTCAGTATCGTGCAGCATCTTTTTTTGGAAGGCTTCATGCTCCTGACATTTTAACGGGTATGCATTCAGTTGAAGAGAATATGGATATTAACTCTGAGAACATGAAAGACCAGCTTACTAATTTTCACCATAATGAATTGAAAGAATATTACGAAAGTAACAACTTTGATTTAGAGGATTTAGATAGGGAACATATTGAGCGTATTATAGAGAATAAAGAATCTTTAAGCTTCAATAAGGTTATGAAAGTTTTAAAATCTAAAATAATTACAGATGGCTAGTATAAAAGAAAGTTTTTTGGTGAATTTTACTTGCTTATTGTTAATGAAACAAAAGACATTAAGTACATTAAACATGAGCTAATAACATATATTTTAGATGGGGATACTTCTTTTAATTTAGCTAATAATATAATAGAGGTTTATAACTGCTCAATATATATATTATCAGTAGAACAATTGTTAGAAAATGAATTAAGGGGTTTAAGGGTAGATGGTTATGTTACATCTGATAATTGCCCCCTAAATGATGAGGTTAAAAAGATAATTAAAAACAGGTTAAGTAATGGACAATAGTAACAGGAAAGGTAAATTTACCTCTAGTCAAATTTCAAGGTTAATAAACTTTGAATCTAGAAAGATGACAGCTGAAGAAAAAGCAGCCCATAAAGAACAGTTTCCTAAAAGCCAGAAACAAAATATTTCAATAGATGGTTTCGGTGCCAAAGGTCACACTTACATTGAGGAAGTTGTCTTACAAAGAATTATGAACCGTACTCTAGATACTAATGTTAAAACTAGGGAAATGAAATGGGGTTCTTTAATGGAGGTAGTTTTATTTAACCTGTTAGGTATTGGGTATGAAATGTCCCATAAACAAACCATAGTTCACCCTAAGTATAGTTTTTGGAGTGGTACACCAGATTTAAAACACAGGGTTAAAGCGGGTGAAATTAAATGTTACCAACCTAAGAAGTTTTGTCAATTTTCACTTTGTTTACTTAAAAAGGATATTGCCTTGTTAAAATCTAGTTACCCTGACGAGTATTGGCAAGCTGTATCAAACGCAATGTTGATTAATGTAAAAAGGGTTGAGTTAATTGCATATATGCCTTACAAGAAGGAATTACAAGAAATAAGG